TAATACAAAATGGTGGCATAACTGTATTGTCGGGTGAAGATGTTGTAGATGCTAGAGAAGGCTTAGATCCAGTATGGAATGAATTTGCACATATCATTGAAGCAGACCGAATGGATATAGATGAGTTTAAAACTTATATTGATACGTACAGCAACAATCCATTTGATATTGAATATTTACTGCCATATGAACCACGTGGCAGTGTTAAATACTATGACCAAGATACATTAAATATTTTACGTGAGCAGTCCATAGAACAAAGTTTAATAAATAATTTAGTTGATACGATTAATATTAGATATGAGGAAATTGCAAGTATCGTAGCTAATGCAACCGTTATGCTAAACAGTACACAAAACTCTGCAATAACTGTTCTAGATCAGATTGAAAATGATATAACTCGAATAGGCGATGCAAGTGATAGATGGCAATTTATCAAGTTTAAAAATAACGGCAACATAAAAGTTAAAGGTACTGAACACTCTTTATTTAGATTAGTTGAAACAACGCAACGTATAACTTCTAACTTAACAACATCGCAAGAAGATGAGATTGCAGGCGAATGGTCACGTGTTGTTAATGCAGACTCAGTTACGTTAAGTGAAGTAGGTTCGAATTCAGGTAATGTAAAAAACGCTCAGACGTTTGAACTTCCTAGAGACGGCATTGGACGTGATAAACCATCAATGAAGAGTAGTAGTTATATACGTGCTAGTATATTAAATGCATTTTATTATAAATGGGATATTGCCGGCGACAGTGTTAACACTGGAACACGCGCGAACGTGCGCGAATTGGCAGAAGATATCGATAACACTCGGTCAGCAACTGCGAATGAATTTCAATTATTAAGTAGCCAATTTGATGATATTACAAATGCAATTGCTACTAGTGATACAGTAGAACAATTCCAAGAAATTTTAAATACATTAAATGCAATAGATAATGCATACATAGAATTTAATAATTCAGTAGACGATGTCAATGATTTTATTTTTACTTTAAATTCAAATACTAAAGCATATATTAATAACGTATATGAATCTATACAACTTCTTCGTAAAAGAATATATAATAACGTCGGTAATAGTAACAAGTTTGCTATTAAATGGCCAGCAACGGTGATTGCAATAATAGAAAAATACTCACCCGGTAAAACGTATACAAATTACCAGAAGTCTTAAGGATAACAATGAGTTTAGATAGATTTACTAACCGAGATGAGATTTTACAAAAGGATGGTATAACTGCTGGCATTACATGGAAGCAATCTGATATTGATATATTACAATTATCTACTCAAAATGTTACATTGACTGATACATCTGTTGTTGAATTACATGCATATGTACGTGATATAGGCGATTATATCGTTGGTGGTTCGATTCAAGATTTTGTATTTGAAAACGATACTATTTGGATCGACCATGCTACAGCAATGTCCAAATTTGGAATTGAACGGGGTGAGTTTGAAGTTACTGTCAATATACATAAACCTATTCTAGGTAATGAATCAAATCCTTTAGTTTTTATTAAAGAGATTTCGCCGGATAGACGTGAATTACATCTTAAACTAATTCCTACGGACGATGATTCGCTTGATGGCGTTATAGATGAGTACTTAGATGAATACGGTGCAGTTGAAGCATTTTCATTGGCACTAAATTTCGGTCAGAATAATATCTTTAAAATCATCAATCAACGTGATTGGAGAGAACCTAATGATATAGTCGTTAGACTATATACACCGCTGCCAGTTAATATAAATCAAAATGATACGGCATGGATTGTTGAAGAAATGATCGATCCGTTCATTGATAACATTTCAATCTTTAAAGAAGATCCGACAATAACACCGGTTCAACTCCGTGGTGCAAATTTTGAAATTGATCCAGGTTATACGACAATTACGGAAACAGATTTCCAGTCATGGAATTCATTGTTAGGGTCTAATACATCAACATCTCAACAACTTATTGATAAATACTTTTCTGGGTCGTTAGCTGGTATTAATGTCGGTGTTGATTATTCTGCATTTGATAATTTTATATTTTATTCATCAGCGACTGAGCGCTTAAATAATTTTAAGTATAAACTAGAACTAATAGAATATTACAGCGGTAGTATTTCTACGTTACAAGCAGCGTCAGGTTCAGATTCTGGTTCATTATCTGGTAATATTGCAACAAACCAAACTAGATTAGATTCTGTTATAGGAGGATTTGATGCATGGGAACGTTGGCTTTATTATGAACCTACTGCTAGTTTAACTACACATGGCGTATCTGGTTCAGTTCTTGGGGCACAAGGATATACAGTAACACCATGGCCAAAATATTTATCGAATGGGTCGTATGTTAATCATAAAGTAGATTCGGCAATCGGCCAAGCTTGGTACACGTCATTATACGATAACGCTGTTATCTATGATAGAGAAAGTGAAACTGCATTAGTTAAAACAATACCAGAACATATACGTAATGATGAAAATAACAGCGAATATGAATTATTCGTTAATATGATTGGTCATCATTTTGATATTATATATTCGTACGTAGATGCTCTTACAAAAACATACAAACCTGAAGAACATCCTAAATTAGGTGTCGGCAAAGAAACGTTATATGATGTTGCTGAGTCGTTAGGATGGAAGCTAGCTAACGGTAAACAAGCATCGTCTCTCTGGCAATATACATTAGGCGTTAATACATCAGGCTCATATGCCAGTACTGGTTCTTTATTTTCTAAAACTGATGAAGAAATAACAACAGAAGTATGGCGTAGAATAGTAAATAATTTACCTTATTTACTTAAAACTAAAGGTACAGAACGCTCGATTAAAGCATTGATGAATACATATGGTATTCCTCAGACTTTACTTTCCATTAGAGAATATGGCGGTCCTACTGTAGGTGATGAAGCTCCTACTTTGATTGAAGATAGGTTTTCATATGCAGTAGAATTTGATGGCAATTCTAGGATTTCATATAACATGGATGATCTAGACAGAACTTTATTCAATCATTTCGAATCTACGCCATTTGCAGATATTCCGCCTCGTGCGCGTGAATTACGATTTAAGCCTACAAATAAATCTGATATGCAGCTTTTAACAGTAATTGCCGATATCGGAGCTGGTCAGTATGCCGGATCATCAATAATATTACAATACACGGGCTCATATTCTGGAAGTACAGATTATGGAAGAATTGTTTATTCACATCTAGATCAAATATCAGGTGTAGTTGCAATGACTGGTTCTACTGAATGGCTTCCATTATATAATAACGAATTTTGGAATTTGCATTGGTATTTTACTCCCGATTCGCCAAATATCTTTAATAATTCATATACAACGGCTCTTACATATAACGTTGATATATACCAAAAATCTAAAACAAATGATACTATATCTCATAGCGGTAGTATAACCGTACGTCCGGTAACCACTACATATCACAAATCCGGATGGTCTCAATATCAGAGTTCCGATTTTTCACATCTGCATATTGGCGGGCTAACAAAAACAGATGACGGCGGATGGACCGATTTATTCGATGTATTTCAAGATGCATCAGAAGGCTTTTTAAATAGTTCTTCAACATATATCCCTAGTCCTTTTATTGGATATATTCAAGAGTATCGAGAATGGGCCGAAGATTTAGATTCGGCTACGATTATTCAACATACTATTAATCCGACATCGTATATAGGTACTGTATCAGCTACTTCATCATATGCAACGTTAGTACGTCATTATCCGTTAGGAACAGACTTAAATGCAGTTGATTTATCGACGGATAGTACTATAATTTCTTCATCTCATCCTAATCAATCGATTGTCGATTTTTCAAACCCAGATGGTGATGCATATAACTCAAATGCGCGCGCATATGGATTCTCATCACCATCAAATTCAGAACGCGGAAATTTTGTACCAATTGAAGAAACATATTATGTTAAGTCAATATCTGGCGGCGCAAATACACCTAGATCACAAAAAATTCGTTTAGAAGATAATAGTGTAATTCGTCAATTATCACCGACTAATACAAGTGAACGTTCGTCATTTGATTATGCACCTATTGATACTAATCGATTAGGATTATTTTATTCGCAGGCTGATCAAATTAATAAAGATATTTTCAATCAATTCGCCGGCGAATCATTAGATGATTATATAGGAAACCCGGAAGACGAATTTGAATCATCATATCCTGAACTTAGGACATTATCTAAAGAGTATTGGAAAAAGTTTTCTGACAGAAATGATATAAATGCATATATAAGAGTTTTTAGTCAGTTTGACTTTACACTGTTTAACCAGATTAAGCAGTTACTACCAGAGCGTGTAGATGATGTAATGGGTTTGTTAATTGAACCGCATGCATTAGAAAGATCAAAAGTTCAAATCACAAAACGTCCGACTATCACCACACCGCAGTATGACATGTTAGTTGATTCAGTCGATCCTACTGCAACAGCCGAATACATTCTTTATACTGCTAGTATCGCATCTGCACCAAACTTAGCTGAAGCAGTAACTGTATATCATGTAGGCGATAATGGATATGCCGATTCTGGCAATTACTTAATGGATTTAGATAGAGGTATAGATCCAGTCAATTCTTCGGTGTATAAGCATATTTATACATTATTTCCTTATAACCAAGATTCGGCCGGTGCAGCTAATTTAGGTCTGCCGGCGGAAATTACATCTTCATTACATCCGTTAATAACATCGCCAACTGGCAGTGTTATTGATACTACTAGATCTAGCAATGTATTTAAGTTAGTCACTTATCACTATTCTGGTAGCGTAACGGGTGATAAGTATTTACGTGATAAGTACAAAGCAGTTAGCCAGTCGTTAGGATTATATTATTCTCGTAGTTTATCCGATGCTAGTTATCATGACGATGAATATCAAATGATCGATAACTTAAGATTCAACGGTAGCCGTATTACATGCCCGGGTATTAATCAAAACTCTACAATATCGGCATTAGGGTTTAAACCGGTTATTGAAGTATATGAAACAAATCCAAACCAATTAATTTTCAATCAAGATCCAGTACCTCAAACTAGAGGTGGCGGATCGACGTCTCCGGTAATTACGCCAGGTAATATATCAGTTAGATAATTATTGCCATTACATATTTATTAAAAAGATGGAATAAAACATGGGATATTTGAATAACAGTACTATAACAGTTGATGCAATCCTTACTAAAAAAGGACGCGAATTGTTAGCGCGCGGCCGTGATGAATTTAAAATTACGCAGTTCGCATTAGCAGATGATGAGGTTGATTATGATTTATATAATCCAGATCACCCGCTTGGTACAGCATATTACGGCGCGGCAATAGAAAACATGCCAGTATTAGAAGCATTGCCTGATGAAACGCAGATGTTAAAATACAAGCTTGTAACATTACCAAAAGGTACTGCAAATATTCCTGTTGTTAGTATAGGCCAAACATCCGTTTCACTAGAAAATAATCAGTCATATGCAATACTTCCACAGACAGTAAACTTCCAAGGCGGCAACCGTACATTTGGATATACTGCAATATTGTCTGATTCAGATGCCGGAACATTGACAGCGACGGTTGCAGCGCCGAATGTTAATGCAGCTGCATCATCGCCTCAATTTATTGGAGATTCGGAAGCAGCACAAAGTGTTACGGTTACTGGGTTAGAATTCCAATTTGTAGCTAAGCCTCAATTATTAGCTGATAAAACAGCGACTATTCTTATTATAGGAAATGAGACCGGAGGCCGAGCGACCCTTAATGTTACAGTTAATAAAGTACAAGTAGCTACATCAGGCTTAAATGCAGGATAAAGGAATAAAACATGGGATTAAATAATCGTCAAATATCAACACCTGGATTTTCGCCGCGATTTGGAGCGCAACAATCAGGTACTATTAGTCAACAAGTTTCTCGATTAGCACGTCAATTGGCAGATGATATTATCAGGGAACGGGAGCAAGTATCTTTACGTGCACGTAACGGTCGTATATTTACGCCATTTCAGACTCCTGACGATGTATTATCAAATCAAGTAGAGACTGTTACTAAAGGTTTATTTTCTAGCAACACCGGTAGTATGACTAGTTTTTATTCTAGTTCAACTGCAACCACTGCTCAAAGATCATATTTTTATGAATTATATGATAAAGATCCGGAGACAGATACTACTGCAACGCCAATGCTTTCGATTGCATATGGACATTATAATGGGTCAGGATCTGTTGATACTACAGGTAATTTAAATAATGATACACCCTCTAGAGCTATTTATCGTCAGTATGCTCAATTGTTATTAGCCCCTAATGATAGAAAGTTTACTATTAACGGCACTGATACAGATTCTATATATGTCTTAAACTTTAATAGAGCACGTTATAGAGAAAAATTAGATCCAGGTAATTTTGAAATTACATTAGCTGAGATTTCAGCATCTGGCACTGCATTTACAGAAGTAAGTTCTAGTAATATTTACCGACAAATTATTGATGATTCATCAATTAATGCTGCAACTGAAGGCGAAGCTGGCCAAGTTTATAACTTAATATCAGGCTCAATTGATGGCGGTACTAGTATTTATAATTCTTCATCGCCTACATATTTCGGTTTGTTATATCCACAGCACGGTGTTGCTATATTAAATGGCGATACATTAGATTTAAGTGCAGCCGCCGGCGGTTTAAGTTTTAACACCGGTGTAGCATCTGGCATTGAGGGAAATAATCGACAAAAACTTTTTGGATCTTTGTCAGGTTCTCATGCATTAACGCCATCGACGATTACCGGAGGAATACAAGGCAGATCTGCAGAACAAGTTAAATCGACATATTATTTTGTACGTGTTAAAAATGGCGAATATAATTATTCAAATAATCCGTCATTTGTAACCGGCTCGTTAGGTCAAGTTGCATTTAGTTCATTTGTTAACGATCCACAAACATATATCACTAGTGTAGGCCTGTATAATGATCGACGTGAGTTGTTAGCAGTAGCAAAACTTAGCCAACCATTGTTAAAAGCGTTTACTAGAGAAGCATTGATTAAGGTTAAATTAGACTTCTAATTAAAATGTCATGCCAGCAACACCTACAGTATTTCGAGGGATTCGATCGAATGACTATCAAAGTAGACCGTTCCGTGCATACAAGCAATATACGATAACAAATGCTTCGACATCTGTTACTCAATATAATGCTATTTACACAGGTAATAGAGTTGATGTAAATGATACGGCGGCTGTTTATCCATTAAATAGCGACGGTACGAATCAACATACAGTATGGGATACTATAGACCATAGATATTATCGGTATCCATATGACCCGGCACGTTCTCACGAATTGACAAATAGATCGACGGCTAGAAAGCATTTAAATGTTTCGGCATCTATTGTTTCGATTCCATATTTAGATGTAGGCGAACGTATAAAGCCTGGTTCTGTTTCTATTACTGCAACGCCTGTTAATACATCTATAACGTTACGAGATGACAGCAACGGTAATTTACGAGACCCATTAATTGATACATCGTCATTTGCTAGCAGTTCTAGAAATGTATTTTATATGTCATTTAATGATGAATTTCGTAGATTCCCGTCTGGCTTAGGTACATATACTACCGGTAATTTCAAATACATATTAAATGGTACTGAACATACTGATGCAAGTATACAAGGCGTAAAGCTAATCGACGGGGTTACGGCGACAAATACTTCTGCGTCTATAGGCAATGCTGCAGAATTTCCAGATAATACATATATACGTATACCACATAATGATTTGTTTAATAAATTGCAACGATGTGATGATTGGACATTATCATTTTGGCATCGCGATCGTGTCGGTGTCAGTGATTCAAATTTATTATCTTTTATAATCAATAAACACGGCGTGACTCGAGAGCGATACATTACTGATAACGGAACGTTTGATTATCGTGATTTAAATATTACAGGTACTAATGAATCAAATTTATATTTTCAACGACCGGAATTTTGGAAAACACGTACGCCGATTGCATTATATATTAAACATGAAATTGCAGAATCCCAGAAACGTTTGATTTACATTGCATCCGACGGAACACAGACTTCGGTAATTAGCGGTAGTTTTGCAAATGATGGACAATGGCATCATATGTGCATACGTAATAGTGCTAGTATATGTGAGTTATTTATTGACACTGTAGCTTCTGCATATTCAAGCTCATTGCCTAATAATAATACAGCAACATCAGCTGATATTATGATAGGTGCAGAAAATCCAGAGGCTGACCCATGGGGTGGGCAGAGTACAATATATGGATTGGCTGAAATGAGATTATATGATTATGCAGTATCGAATGCTAATATTCAATCATTAGCTAATCGGCATTTCTTATCAGCATCGTGTTTACAAACTAATGTCGTAGGTAATGTATTTTATCGCAACGGCCATGCTGTAGTTTCTACACCGTTGCCAAGATATAATTCAGGATCTGGATTCTTTGGTAATACTTGGTCAATGACATATAAAGGTCAGCATACAATTTATGAAAACGAAGTATTGGTACGCGTACCAGCTGATCAATTAAATGTTTCAATGAATCCATCTGCGACATATAGACCTTCGACAGGCGAGGATAATGCATGCAACACGGATTCAGTTGCAAATTCTAAACTAACACCGGGTGAGTTACGAAAGCCGATGTTTGTGAGTGGATCAGTATATCCTTATATAACAACAATTGGTTTATATAATGATAATGGCGAAATGTTAGCAGTAGGAAAGTTAGCATCGCCAGTACAAAAGCGTGATGATGTTGATATGAACTTCATTGTACGCTGGGACTATTAATATTTATACAAAAGGAAAAGGTTATGGCTTGGAGATCAAAATCCAAAGTGCGTCGCAATGCACTAAAAAAAGGTTATAGGAGCGGCTTTGAATTGAAAGTTGCTGATAATTTAACAGAAAATTTAGTAGAGTTCGGATATGAGGATACAGTAATACCTTATATAAAACCAGCCACTCATCATAAATATACAGTCGATTTTCGACTACCTAATGGTATATTAGTCGAGGCTAAAGGCCGATGGACGCTAGAAGACCGTAAAAAACATTTGTTGGTAAAAGAACAACATCCAGAGTTAGATATAAGAATCGTATTTCAATCATCTAAAACTAAAATCCGTAAAGGTTCTAAAACAACATATGCAGATTTTTGCGATAAGAACAATATAAAATGGGCCGAAAAAAATATTCCAGAAAGTTGGTATAAGGCTTGAGCTTTTGAGATTTTTTTAATAAATTACATATAATTAATTTTTCATGAAAATTATTTTGAATGAAACATTGATGTTCGATAGTATTGAGATGATCAATGCTATTACTTAATATTATTAAATGAGCAAATACTCGTTAGTTACTTTACTTAATTCTTTGCTAGGTTCTGGCAAACATACTTCGGAAGATGACATTGCATATCACTGTCCATTTTGTCATCATCATAAAAAGAAGCTTGAAGTAAATATTATTTCGCAACATTGGCACTGCTGGGTATGTAATGCCTCCGGCCGTAAACTATCCGTTCTTTTTCGTAAGCTAAATGCACCACGCGAAAAGATAGCTAAACTAGCAACTTTATTGGATGATGTTGCTTTTCGTCCATCAAAGACAACAACAGATACGCCAGTACTTTCATTGCCAGATGAATTCAAACCATTATGGAAAGTTGATAACATATCACCTGAGTTCCGTAATGCAGTACATTATTTGAAATCGCGTGGCATTACAATTCGAGATATTCTTAAGTATCGAATTGGTTACTGTGAAAATGGTTTGTACGGAGGCAAAGTAATTATACCTAGTTTTGATGATAACGGTAGTTTAAACTATTTTGTATCACGTGCATATTACATGGATGATAAATACAAACATAAGAATCCGCCGGCATCTAAAGATATAGTAGGATTTGAATTGCATATCAATTGGAATATGCCTATTGTATTAGTTGAAGGCGCATTTGATGCAATTGCAATACGTCGTAATGCAATACCATTATTTGGTAAAACAATATCAAATACTTTGAAGCGCCGAATTGTAGAAAAAGGCGTCCAAGACATTTATATCTGTTTAGACCAAGATGCACGTAAACAAGCGCTAGAAGCAGCTGAATATTTTATTGCTAATGGCATTAACGTGTATTTTGTTGATTTAACTGATAAAGATCCTAGTGATATAGGATTTGAAAAAATTACAAATATTATTAACGAGACATGTCCTTTAACGGCCGATCGTTTAATGGAAGAGAAGATATTATGCGCACTGTAAACATTGGAATAGAAAAAATTGATCGTATATACCACGTGGCGGATGTGCATGTACGTAATGTCAAGAGGCATAAAGAATACGAACAGGTATTTAAAAAACTGTATGCATACATTAAAAAGACAAAGACACCAAATTCAGTTATTTATCTCGCCGGCGATATAGTACATGCTAAGACAGATATGTCACCAGAGTTAGTATTTCAAGTATCAACTTTCTTTAAACGACTAGCTGATATAGCACCTACTCTATTAATTACAGGTAATCACGACTGTAATCTGAATAACTCTAATCGATTAGATGCATTAACACCTATTGTCACAGCCTTAAATCATCCTAACTTACATTATCTTAAAGATAACGGTGTATACTTGATATCCGGTATACACTTTAACGTAATGTCAGTCTTTGATAAGCCAGCTGATTTTATTAAAGCCAGCGATTTTGAAGGCGATTATAAAATTGCATTACATCATGGTGCTGTTAACAATGCAACGACTGATGCCGGATTTGTACTCAGCAATGACCACGTTACTACAAATATTTTTGATGGCCATGATCTAGCGTTATTGGGAGATATTCATAAGCCTCAATATCTGAATGATGAAAAAACTGTTGCATACGCAGGTTCGTTGATTCAACAAAATCATGGTGAAGGTTTAGAACATGGTATATTGGTATGGGATATAGAAACGCGACAAGCTAAATTTATAGAAATTGAAAATCAGTTTGGATATTATACATTTAATGTAGTTAACGGCAAAATAACAAACCCTTCTGATAAAGTACCAAAGAAACCTA